GATCATCCATGTCATACTGTCTTCGCTCAAAGTTGTTATTGTTCTTCGTTAGTTTCTTATCGTGCCGTTCATCATACTTTCCTTCAAGCACCTTCACAAAGTTGTTCGGATTGATAAACCAATCGAAGTTCAGTGAGAATCTCGCATCTGTCTTTCCCTGAAGGAAGTCACTCTGTTTGACCTTATCAACAGCTTGTATCACTTTCTCTTCTCCGAATTGCTCAAGTAAAGCAATCAGTGAAGTGCATCTCTTAGAACCCGGGTTGATGCGGTAAATCATTTTGATACCGTAAGGCTCTAGCTGATTCCATGCATCGATGATGGATTGAATGCTATGCTGCTTTATAGATACGTTAGTATCTATATATTCTTTCATTCTTTCATTCTTTCTTTCTTGTTTGTGTTCCTTTGCTGTTCCTGTGCTGTCCCTACGCTGTTCCTTTGCTGTCCTTTTGCTGTCCTTTTGCTGTTCCTTTGGTAGGTCACAATCTTGATAAAACCCATAATTTACAATGGTTATAGCTGTTCTTTTGTTGTTCGCATTTCGTTCTATCATCTTTTGACTTTCTAAGAAGTTTAAAAAGAGTTTGACCTTCTTTCTCCCCCCACCCCCAACGCTCCATTAATTTGAGTTCGGAAGTGATAAATGAACCTCTTTCAACCAGTTCTGTACAGTTCCCTAACAGCACATTTTTGTCTCTGTGATTAGCAAGTAACAATAGGTCAACCCACGCTTGTCCTTTGGTAAAAGGCTTGTCGCTCCACAGTTCATTGTCCAATAAATCCCTGTGAATCTTTATCCATCCTTGCATTGTGTTTCACGCTTTCTATGTACTTCCTTATGACACTTCTTACACAAGGTGATCCCGTTACTGACTGTTGTTCTGAGCTTAGGATATCTTGCATAAGGTTTAATATGATGAACTTCCAACTTATCTGTTTCTCCACATATTTGGCATACATATCCGTCTCTTTCCAATACCGTTTTTCGGAATTTAGCGTACCCTTTCTCACTTCTGCTGTCTGAAAGAGCTGCGACCTCTGTTGGATCCAAGACAAGCTCTTTTGGAGTTATGCGGTAACACGCATTTTCTTTTCTAAGTGCGATAATCAGAGAGTCTTTATTCCCCTGGTTCTTATAAACTTCTATCAGATCAATCTTTCTTAATCTGGATAAGCATTTCTTAACTTCCTTTTTGTCTATCCCAAATGTTCCGGATATTTGGCTGATTGATGTTTTCAAAGAATTTGTTTCATCATCACTTCTGAGTAAAATGTCAATCAGTATAAGGAAAGTATGTGCACTTTCGTTTTTTAGTAGATTCTCAATATCTCTATTGATTTCTATGTACCCATTTTTCATACAATTTCATCCAATCTTCCATTGTCATTGTGACCAGCCAATCCTTGTGATTCTTCCGATGCATTACCGTAGGCATTTCGCCCTCTCTCGCATTGTTTATGGACTGTTTCACAGCTTCATAGATGTTAAAGCTTCTCTACCCTCTTGCACTCAATATGGATGCCAGGAAGACCGACTACATCTGCATCTCCATTGGATCCACAGAACTGCTGCCCTCTCCGGCAATCATATCCGTATCTGTCTTTAAGCAGATTTGCTAACTCTCTTTCTCCCTCTTTCCCTTTTCGGTTTGGGTTCATCTGTGTCTACCTCCATGTTGCAATTCTTGGCTGTTCGCCTTGCTGTTTTTAGTGCCCAGCCGATACTCTTCAGCCGGCTTTCTTCTTGTCTGATGTACTTCATCAGCATCATTCTCTCTTCTAAGATGTTCATGTCTGGAACGAAGTACCCTCTTCCATCTTGCATGTTGAGAATTGGTATATCTCGTCTTGCATAATGGATCATGTCTCTTATCGTTCTATCGTCTATACCGGTCAGATTAGACAGCTCAGCTCTTGTAATTGCTCTGTCATGTCCGGTTCTGATGTAATCTAATATGTCAATATCGTAAGTCTGCATTGTTCTCCTTTCTCTCCCCGGACAAGCCGAGGAGATGAATCATCATGGCTTTTGAAAAGGATTGTGACATGCTGTTCAGTCAGCCATTAGGAGTTTATATATCAACCTTATCCGCTAGGTTAATACCGGTTATAGCCAAGACTTTCCGAATACCTCTCTGAACTCTTCTCTGCTGCCTATATGCTCTTCAAAATATCGTTGAGCCATCTGCTTGAGTTCCAAGTCCAAACCGTGATTCGGATTGTCATGTACGCTCCCCTTTTGAAATTCATGGAGATACGGTGCAAGGGGAATCACAAATCCGTATCTCTCAGATATCTTTCTTCTGCTGCCACAAAAGATATGGTGTATGTGTGGATAAGGATATCCAGTGAAGTAGCAGTGGTCCATATCATCGGTGAACACACTTTTCAATCGTTTAGCCAATATCCACGCCATACCTTTCTTTCAGTAATCTCTTTTCATCCGGTGTGGCAATCTCTGATGCTGAAAGTCCTGCTTCTTTGCAACTTGTAATAAGTCCATCAATGAGCCTTGCCATCTCTGATGTATCGTAGGTACTTGAACCTCTCAACAACTTGTACGTTCTGTACATGATACCGTCCAAGCCTTGCCTTACTTGTGATGTTGGCATCAGATGATATTCTGTTGCTTGCATCACTTTCTTTTCCGCATCTTCCGTATCCGGTACTGTCATGTATATCGGCTTTCCTTCAATGATCTCCGGCTCTCCGTAGTGAATCAGCATCAAGTTATGCATTTCTGCATTAGATGTGTTCATTACCTTTGCAAGCTTGGTGAGTAGTACCCAGTAGTAAGCATTAGCATCAAGACTTCTTTTCTTCCTGTATGGCTTTATTTCAAGGCTTAAAACCTCTTTGCCTTTCAATTCCTCGTAAGTCTCAAGAAAGTCCTCATTTGGCTCAAATAGAATGGTCAGACGATGCGTTACGAAGTCGATGATTGGTTCTTTGAGTTTTCCAGTGAAACGCATTTATTTCTCACCCATTCTTTTCATCAAGTAGTCAAATTGTTCAATGTTCAGTTCTTCCAGTGACTTGACCTTGAATGCCTTGCAGACATTTTCAACGGTCTGTCCGTGACTCTGAATGCACGCTTGTAATGTTGCTACATGAGAAGCATCAAGAGTATGTGGTGTCACTGGCTGTTCAGCTGGCTTTCCCATCGTGTACACAATTTTTCCAGTGTTCTTATTCTTGATGGACAATGCTTTGATCGTCTTGTCTTCAATCACAATCTGGTCAACAATGAATCTGTCATTGCACTTCGTTCCGTTGATATTGCAATTATCAGCATTAATCCAAATAAATGGTACTGTGTACAGTTCTCTTCCGATTCCCCAATTAAAGCACGCTCTCTTGAAAGAATCAGATGCCTGACCTTTCTCTTTCTCCGTGTAAGACTCTTTTCCTACATCCTGTTTGGATACCCAGATACCTTTTTCTGCATCGTAGATTGATACTGTACAGTACAGATTGCCGTCTAGCACTTCATGCGATCTTTGCCAGTTAAAAGGTCCGACTGTCTCATCTAGGATATTCTGATCGACTCTTGCATCTTTGTAGAGAAGAAGTGAAATTCCATTAGGCTTAACCGTTGCGATTCGACAATCAATCTCACTGGCTTTCAAATCTCTAAACGTAAGCATCCTTTAAACATCCTTCCTTTCGAAATAAACACCGAAGCTTGTCATTGCCTGTTCAATATCTTTAAGTTCCTCTTCTGTAGCAACAACGGTGTAAATTACCTTCTTAGACTCTTCACTGCTCAAGAATCTTGCCTGTTCCTCATCTACTTCTTTCAGCTTTTCAACAGTTTCTTTCTCCGCTTTTCTTTTGATTTCCTCTTCTTCGAGGATTCTTCTACGTTCTTCAAGACGGATGCGTTCTCTTTCAGCTTCCAATTCTCTTTCTCTTCTGGCAGCTTCTTCTGCTTCTTTTCTCTTAAGGATCTCTGCTTTCTGAATTTCGTAATCACTAAGGTACTTAATTGCTGATGCAAGGTTGTTATTCTCCATGTAGAAGTTAAGAGCAGTTTCTTCTTTTTCTGATCTCATGGCTTTGATAGCATTGATATCAGCATTTGTAGTTGCAACTCTGCTAGTAAGTTCTTCTCTAATGTCTTTCATTTTCGTGCCGGCATTCGTCCACTTCTTTCCGTAGATACGCTCCAATGGAATGTAATCCTGTAATTCACCCGGTACAATTTCTTCATAAGCAAGCAGAATTTCTTCTTTACGTTCATTGATTCGCTTCTCTTCGAACTCTTTTACCTTGTAATCAATCAGTGTGATTGGCTCATCAATCAATGTGATAAGTTCCTTTACCTTAGCTTCGAACTCATCATAAGGCTTCATATATTCTTTCTTTACTTCAATTCTTCTCTCGTTTACTGCTGCCTTTTTCTTTCTCGGCTCTGCAAGGTCTTTCTTCGCATCCTTTTTTGTATCTTCCGTAAACTCTTTGCTTTTATATTTCTCAAGCTCCCGTGACACCTGGTTCTTAAATTCATCAAAGTTAGCTGTGATTTCTCCAATGCTCTGCACCACATTAAATTTCAGTTCGTTCATCTTTCATTTCCTCCGCATTGTAATTGTCTGCAAGTCTCTTATGCATCTTATGTTGTGTGATTCCTAATTCATCAAAGGACAGTTCCTCATGCTCCCAAACTGAAGGCTCTTCGCGCTTAACCGGAAGTCCGATAATTGCTTTCACTGTGTCCAACTTGATATATCCGTTTTCTTCATTGCTGATGTAAGCTTTGAGCGTTTCCATTCGTGCATCTGTTTTGCACAGCTCTTCAAATTTTGAAACGCTTACTTCAAGTGTTTTTTCTAACAACATTGCTTTCTCCTTTCACAATGGCAGTTCTTGTACTAATTGCAGAACAAGTGTGCTAATTGCAAGAAGTTTTTCGTCAACATCTCTATCTCCACGCACGTACCGTTCTACGTTTGCGAAAATGTATGCTGATGCTTTCATAATCAAATCTTCGTCTTTGACACCATTCATGTCACAAAACTCTGATGCAAATATTGGAATGATTGCGTTCAGCTTATCCAAAGTTATGGTAAAATTATCTTTTTTCATTGCTTTCTCCTTTTTAAATTGCTATTATTAAGTTGGTTAATTACCTAAGCGCCTGAAGATTTGCCGTCTTTCCCGGGCGCTTATTTTAATATCCGAAGATAACCCATGTTGCGATACTTAAGAAGATTACCAATCCCATCGCAACTACGGTCTTAACAGCAGATATTTTTTCTTCTCTGTCATCATGCTCAATTCTTCTTGGCTGTCTCTTGATATCAATGATCTGGATTGTTCTTCTTTGGATGTCGATCATATCGATCTGATTCGTTTTTCTCACCTTCTTTCTGAAATGATGCACACGGAATACATCTGCTTCTTTCCATGCATCTGTTTCTCTTTTTGCAGTAACTACAATCTCTCATATCACTTCCCTACCAATCTTCGCCTTTTCCTCATCAGTGATTTTGAGTACCCTTAGGATTTCTCGTAATTCACTGATTCGGATGTTGTCCGGCTGACT